AGACGACTCCTGTTCTTGAGAGATAATCCATTTCTGTTATGGGCTACCATTGGAATACGATACGCTTGTGGTAATCCTTCCATATAGTTTGTCAAAGTACCACGGAACATATCTTTATTCTCTTCCGTATCGGTCACCAAAGTACCTTGTAAGCCCGGATGAATGAAGTGCCAATACAAGTCTAGGGCTAAACTTATAGTCGTTATACCCTGTTGTCTACCTTTAAGGATGACAAAGAAGTGAACATCGTCTGCAAGACCTTTAGCAATCTCATCCATGACGTAGGTTTGTGTTCCCAACCTCTTGGTTAACTTCTTAAGACCATCTTCTTTTGTCTCTACCGACAACTGGTCACAGAACCGATAGAAGTTATTTAAATTGAAATTCATTTTCTTGTACGTTTAAAGTGTTCAACATCCCAATGTGCAATGGCATAACATACCTTCTTGTTCTTGGCAAAGCGGATTAACTCCTCTACCTTACGCTTACTATACTTTCGTTTCCATTCATCAACAAGCTGATGCTTCTCTTTTGCACTAAAACATCCCAGCACCTTCTGCATATCCATCTTCAATTCCAAACGGTTATCATGCAATGCCAAATAATCCTCCTCAGTGGCTTGTCTCGCTATCAAACCCCTCTCCATCACTATCCCTATTCAAAAGCTCATTCACTCTATCCAACTCATCATACGCAGCCTGTAATAACCTCGCACTCTCCTGATGCACCCGTATCAGTTCAGCAAACAACTGATTCCAATTCATCTTCGTACACCGGTCCATATACTGTGCCTTCGCATCATTATCCGCTACCTCCTGTACAAAGTTAATCCTACCCCTTATTCCGTTCTCCATACCCTCACCCCCTCATTCTCACTTCTCGCTATAAATCTCATCCCTAACTTCTTTCCATATCTATAGTTGTTATTACATACTACAGATAATCCTAAACCATCTATATAAAAACTATCACCTATCTCCATATCTTTATATGGGTAACTTCTTCTTACCTTGTTATCAGGTATCGGTATATTCTTATTAATCTTCATCTCTATATCCTCCATAAAACCAAATATACCATATTTTTTTTGGGGAGGAGACAGTTGGGGGTCTCGCACCTACTAGTCCAATGCCCATCTCTTAGTCTCCGTCTATCAGTCATACTGTAACGATAGTTTTAACCTACCCAATCCCTAACCTAAGTGTAAATAGAGCTATACAACGGATAATGTATAAGTAATCTTCAACTAACCCCATATATATTTATATTTCACAATGCGGAATGAGTAGATATTATGTCAAACAATCTATAATCTTAATTTCATACCTAATATATTCTTAACCTAATAACTACTATAAGATTGTATAGACTATCTTATATTACTTATACTATAAGGCTAGATGAAACTATAAGAATAAAATATATAACATAGAGAATATAAAGTATTGACAATAGGTTTTATATTATATATAATTATATACAGATACAGTAATTCAGTATCTATTCAATCAATCAGGTGTTTTACTATAAGGAACTTTAAGCATGAAAACATTTAGCGATATTAAAAGAAAATTAGTAGAAGGTAATTCTGTAACCATGATTCGTCATGATTGGTTTCCTACTGGCAAACTAATTGGCTTAGAGCGTAAAGTCATTAAGAGACAATCTAACGCTGTTCAATTTGACGGGGGTTCATGGTTACGCTTAGATAAGCCAGCAAGTGATTACATTCCTACAAGTGAAAATACATTCTTAGCACGCTTAGACGGTGATAAGTTTATGGAATATAAAATTAACTAAGGGGATAACATGAAAAACTTTAACTATAAAGATTATTACATCATGCTAGAGAGACAACATAACGGTTCTATTCGTGCCGTTGCTAGTAGTGATGATGATAGATTTAGAGAGGTATTCTATGATTATCCGTTGTCTTATGTTGTAAGCAAGATGAAAAAAGATTGTAAATACCGTATTGATAACAACATTAAACAATATTAGTGTTATCTTTAAGAGACTGTTTAACGGTCTCTTAAGGGCTAACATTAGCCATTTATTAAACATTACATTAGGAGGTTTTACCATGTTACAAATGACAAAAAGAGAGTATTCAAAAAAGCCCAATGATTACCGTTCATACATTGACGGTAAACCATATCTAATGACTTTAGATAAAAATACGGGAGGAACGGTTTTAATGCCCGTTGTCTTTAAAAAGAATCCCACTATGGCAACAATAAAGAGTTTTATTAAAAAGAACAATGGAAAACTTTTCATTAAAAATCTATCTGATTTTGATGGAATGGTTGATTGTGTGATGCCTTGTGATGACAAAGGTTTTAGAGCCGTAACAAAGCCAGACGAAGGTTATAACCATGAAAACAAGTTAGGGATACAGGGTGCATGGTTTGTCTTACATGGTGGTGATAGAGTTTACGAGTATTCAGACGGTTATTACGAGGGTTACGAGGTTTATAACTGTTGTGGTAATTTCATTATTGCAGTAGAGGTGATAGCATGAAAACAAATTATTACGCTTATGCTTTAGGTTATTTTCAAGGTAGAAAAGATGGATTCTTTGAAAACCTTACTTATGACTCAATGATTGATAAAGATAAACAGTTATTCAAATTGGGTTATGACGCTGGAGTATCCGATTACTGTAACTTAGATGAGGTAATGAAATGAAAACAAAACTAGATACATTCTTTGAATACCTTTGGGGGACTATCTTTATGGTTCTAATGGGTTCTTTACTTGCACTTGTTTATATATACGCTAAGGGGGTTTAATCATGCAAATACTTACATCACAATTTATAGAATTCGGCTTTTATATGGTTGGTAATGATACTTATAAGATGGCACTTGTAAAACAACCTCATGTTATTCAAGAGATGACAGAATACGAGTTAGATAACTTTAACGGAGACTATATAGACTTAGACACTTATACAGGTGAGATTGTCTTTAAAGCAGATTTTATTTACTAGAATTATCTTATAGAGCCTTGTTTACAGGGCTTTATAGGGCTAATTTTAGCCGTAACTTAACTTATTAGGAGTTTTAATATGACATTACATGAACTGAAACAAAAATATCATAAAGACATTGTCAATTATATGCTTGATGTCTTATACGATACCCCTACAAGTGATTTAATAGAGGACTTGTTACATTGGATACCCGTTACTGAAATAGATAACTGGGCTTTAAAAATACAAGAAGATTTTACTTATTCAGATGAGGTCAATCATGGAAATTGAAAATATTGCAGAGTTGGCAGAACAAGTATTTTTTACTGTTCTCAAAGAATTAGCCCTTGATGATTTAGATAGTGGTTACATCAAGTTAGATGATGACGGCTTAGGTTTTACAGAAAATACAGAAAAAGGTTCAGAACTCTATTATGCTATTGAAGCCGAGATACAAGCCTATTTTGATGATGGGACTACACCAAAGTTTGAACCAGCATCAGAAGAAGCCTAGAATCAATTATTATCATTTCATAGGGGTATGTATTACCCCTTTTCTTTTAACTCAATGTAGGGGGTTTATATGCGATTTGAAGATAGGAAGGGAATTAACTTAATCAGTAGTGGTTATTCTGGACAATGGAAATATTTAAGAACGACCGATACAAGTAACCTTGAGCCTGTACCGATGCCATTTAATCGTTTTCAAATATGGTTAGGTAGATTGTTAACCCAATTAGGTTTGTAATTACCTTACGCACATACGATTATTTATAGGGAGACTTGACAGTCTCTCTTTTTTTTTGTAGCATTTCACTTGATAAGCAAACTTTGACTGCATCAAGACCTTTAATTAGGTTCTATGTCCTGACGATAAACAATCGTTAATGGGGTCAAAGCATAGGATTTAATTAAAGGTTTTTTATTGGGGGAAAATATGACAAGACCAATCATTACATTAAAAAAGAATCAAAAACCCAAAAAGTTTTTGCCACTATCAGAAGCATTAAAAGCTGGTCATCAATATTGCGTGATGCGTGTTTCTAACTCAGGTAGAAATATGTCATTAACGGCAGTGCATGAATTAGAGGAAGATGCCGTATCAGAGGCAAAAAGATTGAGTGAATTACAAAATAGTATTTATGTAACATTAAGTGTTTTAAAAAGATTTAATTAAGTATTAGAATTAAAAACTATGGGACTATGACCCAGTCCTCTTAAACACATGACACAGTGGATAAGGATAAATAGGTAATCTTTAACCTAATAAACAATGGTGTTAGTCTTTAAAAAAAAGACTCATTTCCCGTATATAACATATAAGGGGTTTGGTTTTTATATGCTTAATTTTCTGTACCTGAAGTATGCTTGTATCGTGGTTCTAAGGTCGATGACAACAAAGACGTTCTCTATTTTGAAAGAGAATAGTTAGACTAGTCCGTACTTGTATACCTGTGACTTAAATACAACACACATACATTAAAAAATGTATTGTGTAACTTGATTATGTAGTGTATTGTAGTAACTGTTGTATGTTGTAGATTTATTAGATAAACCATTAAACTTATGAGGTGAAATATGAGTAACGAATATTACGCACAGTTCAGTTTAGAACGTCAGCGTATGCTTGAAGATGCTATAGAGCGAGCAGAAAACAATCAAGCAACCCAAGAGGACTTTGACATTATACGCACAGAGTCCGGTCTCAAAAGACAAGAACCCAGTTATACAAAAGAGATGATGGACGACATCTTTAATGACTTTGCTAACATCTTTGGAGGTCGATAATGGCTACGAGAGGCAGACCAAAGGGTTCAAAGAATAAACCATCTAATCATATTGTTATTAAAAAAATGGATTTAGATGATTTACAAATGGATATTCAAGACTTACATAAGATTAAAGAAGCACTATCTATTTCTAACGCTAAACTCTTAGAAACTTTATGTCTTAAAGTTAAACGTATAGAAGAGATTGAGACAGAATTAGGAACTCTTGAAGATGAGAATGAACATCTCAAAGAGATTATTAAATCATTAGCGGAGGTTCTGTAATGTCTAACGATAGAAATGATTTCGCACCAGAGATTAGGAATAGTGCTTGGTGGGCGAGTGATACCCGTCAGGCAGTCAATGGTAAAGGTGTTGAGGTCGTATTAACTAAACAAGGAACAATTCCTCCTGTTGACTTATCTGAGGTAGAGGCGGTACAGATGGGTCATGTCATGCAACCTGTTATCGGACGATTGACGAGTGAACGATTAAAACTGGAGATTAAAGATGCTGACTATAGTCTTACTCATCCTCGTGAGTCTTGGTTTAGGTCTCACTTTGATTTTATCTCTGCTGATGGTTCTACTCTCATTGAGGCTAAGAATTATAATAGTGCTGTTCGTAATAAGTTCGATGTGGATACTAATCGAATTCCACAAGCTGACTATGCACAATTAGTCCATGAAGCAGCAGTCCATAATGTTTCTCATGTTTACCTAGCAGTCCTCTTCGGTGGTCAAGAATTACAAACCTTTGAGTTCCATATTACAGACCAAGAGAAGGATGAGTTAATACAGAAGATGGCTGTCTATTGGGGTCATGTGCAGAACGGTTCACAACCTCCAGCAGAGACCATTGAACAGACTAAACTCTTATATCCTGTATCAAATGAGAACGCTATTATGGCAAGTCTCAACATGGAAAAAGGGATTACACATCTCAAGCAAATGAAGGAACAAATCAAACAGATGGAAGCTCAGGCTGAAGAGATAGAAACCTATCTCAGAGACCAGATGGGTAATGCTTCAGAGATTAGGTCAGTCAGTGGTGATGTCTTGGTGACTTGGAGAAGTTCTAAGTCCTCTAAACGATTTAGTCCTACTCTCTTTCAATCCGCTATGCCGGACATCTATAACCAATTCGTTGTCGAACAAGCAGGTTCGAGGAGGTTCTTAATCAAATGAAACCACATAAACACGCAGATTTAATTAAAGCATGGGCTGATGGTGCAAGAATTGAAGCACGTTATTTAAAAGGTCATGGCTGGACTGAATGGACAGAGGAAACAGGTGGATTTATTTGGTATGAAGGTGGTGCTGAATATCGCATTAAACCTGAGCCTAGACGCATTAAAGATACGTATATTGCTAACATTCTGTTGAAACTTACCATAGAACAAGATGGTCCAATGCTTACGTTTACTAACGTGGAGTTGATGAAATGAATAACATAGACATAGCCATCTGGGTGATGACTGCTAGTTCAGTCATTGATACTGCCCTAACACTATTAGAAAGGTTTATATGAGTAATATTGTCAGTTTCAACGATATGCAAAGTATGGCAGAAGCTATTGCTAAAAGTGGTTTGTTTGGCATGAAAGACACCAATTCTGTATTAGCCCTCATGGCAGTTGCTCAGGCGGAAGGATTACATCCAGCTACGGCTGCTAGAGATTTTCATATTATAAGTGGTCGTCCAGCTTTAAAAGCAGACGCCATGTTAGCGAGGTTTCAAAATGCAGGAGGAAAAGTTGACTGGACAGAATATACAGATGCAAGAGTTACTGGAGTCTTTACTCATCCGAACGGTGGAAGTCTCGCAGTTAGTTGGACTATTGAACAAGCTACAAAGATTGGTCTTGTTAAGCCCGGTAGCGGATGGCAAAAGTTTCCACGTGCCATGCTCAGAAGTCGCTGTATTTCTGAAGGAATACGAAGCGTTTTTCCGGGAAGCGTCACAGGTTTCTACAGTCCAGAAGAGGTCTCAGACTTCAACGACCCTCCAATAAAAGATATAACCCCTACTAAAACGGCAATAGAAGCCACTAAGAAGGATTTATTGATTGAGATGGAGAATGACTATCCGGATGAAATAGAAGCTCCTGTAGAGGGTTCTATGGCTTTGATGCTACCAGATGGTACGGTGTATTCAAAACATCATACTCTGAACGACTGGATGGATGCCTACATTACTCTATTTGTAAAGGTTCGGGACTCTAAAAAGTATGAAGGAAAAGAGAAACAAGACAAGATTATTGCTCTCAAGCAATGTAATCAAATGTTGTTGTCTCGTCTTGATATTACTCAAAACATTGACTTGGCAAGGAGGACACAACCCCAAGAGTCAAAGTCGCAGAGCTAACCGGAAAGACTCAGAAGATGAGAATTCTACGGTGGTTACAAAGTAAACCAATTACACCGATGGATGCTCTTCAACATATTGGGTCGATGCGGTTAGCTGCACACATAGAAGTATTAAGAAAAGAAGGTTACAACATCTATACCGAAGATGTAAAAAGTAACGGTAAACATTTTGCAAGGTATCACTTAAACAAGGAGAATTTATGAGCAGTCACATTCCAAAAGAAGGTCGTGGAGTTTTATTTCAAAACCTCGAAAAGAAAACAGAAACACATCCAGACTATAAAGGTCAGGTCATGGTCGAAGGTAAAATTATCAGATTGTCAGCATGGAAAAAAGTTCATGCCAACGGTCATCTGTTTTCACTTTCAGTAATGAAAACTCCTCAAGAAATGGAAAGAGAAACAATAGAGTATCCAAGAGAAGTTAATAAACGTGACTCGGACGAAGTTCCTTTTTAATTAAAATGGGTTTATAATGATGACATGGAAAAGATATGTTTTAAATGTCAAATTTGTAAACCCTTATCTGAGTATTACAAACATTCTCAGATGGGTGACGGTCATCTTAATAAATGCAAACAATGCACTAAAGACGATGCTAATAAACACCGTTCTGATAACTTAGAAAGGATAAGAGAATATGACAGAGAACGGGGAAAACTTGCTCATCGTATTGCACAACGAACAGAAGTTAATCGAGCATGGAGAGCCGCAGATACAAGGCGACAAAAAGCCCACAACGCTGTTTTACAAGCAATGCGAAAAGGCTTTCTTTCTCGACTTCCTTGCGAAAAATGTGGTTCTGTGAAAAGTCTTGCTCACCATGAAGATTATGACAAACCATTAGATGTTATGTGGCTTTGTCAACCTTGTCATAAACAAAGACATAAAGAACTTAGGGAAGAGTATTGTTAATCTTGTATCTTCCCTATCCGCCTAGTGTAAACAATTATTGGATTACTTCCGGTAACCGTAAGTTTCTCTCGAAGCGTGGTAGGGAATTTAAAGAACAAGTCGCAGCTTATGTCATTGACAACAAGATTCCCAAGTTAGGTGAGATGGCAGTACAAATAGATATTATTCTGAGACCTAGAAATAAGCGACTCATGGATATAGATAATAGTTGTAAGGCAATACTCGATTCAATCCAAGACGCAGGAATTATTGACGATGATAGTCAGGTATGGAAGTTAACTGTAGAGCGAGGGATTACACACACTGGGGGTAGTTGTGTTGTGATGATTGATGAATATAAAGGAATGAGTTAAATGAAAAATAGGATGAGCGAAGGATTTGATTCGCATATAGATGTGTTGCGTGATTTGATGACAGGTCGTGAAATTGGACAAAGCAAAAAAGAAGGATGGATTCCAAAGATTGTTGATATGGCATTAAGAATAGATGCTGATGGAAATGTTTTGCCACAAAAAGAAATAAAGAAAGCGAGTGAGAAATGACAGAAGAAAAGAAACCAAAGCTGTTTGTAGCTACACCGATGTATGGTGGGATGTGTCATGGAGTCTATGCACAGTCCATGCTGACAACACCGGCAACATTAAATAACAACAACATCGAATGTGTCTTTAGTTTTATGTTTAATGAGTCGCTCATCCAGCGAGCTAGAAACGCACTAAGCAATATGTTTTTACGAACAGACTGTACACACTTGATGTTTATTGATTCAGACATTCGTTACAATCCGGATGACATCGTACACATGGTCAACGCAGACAAGGAGGTTATTTGTGGCATCTATCCAAAGAAAGAGATTAACTGGGACAGTGTTAAAACTGCAATGGATAACGGTGTTTCTAAAGATAAGCTCAAGCATCATACTGGTAGCTTTGTTGTTAACCTTGTAAATTATGCAGCAGAAGTGACCGTGCCGATGAACGAGCCGGTAGAAATATGGAACGGTGGAACAGGCTTCATGCTCATCAAGAGAGAAGTATTAGAGAAGCTGCAAGGAGTTGTTAAGTCTTACGTCAATGATGTACACGACCTTGCCGGTGAATTGAAAAGAGACCGTATCCATGAGTTCTTCCCGGTCTTTATTGAAGAAGGTACAGAACGTCTCTTATCTGAGGACTATGGCTTCTGTAAGATAGCTAGAGATAACGGTATCAAGATATGGGCAGGACCTTGGATTAACCTAGCTCACATGGGTAGCTATGTGTTTGAGGGACAACTTGTACAACAGCCTTAACGACATCCCCAGCGTCTACGGGCAGCCTTACCTCTTGGACCTTTCCAGTTTTTAGAGCGACTGCAGAATGATTTATGTCTGGGTCCTGACTTTTGCGGTGCTTTTAGGTTGCTGCCTGTTGCTCGGTTATACTTCTTTCGTCCTTTGGCAGTCAAACCGCCTCCTGAAGAAACGGATAGCTTTTCTCCTCTGCCAACAGAAAGGTTCGGCTTATTTGCCATAAGACGCTCCCGGACATCCTAGTACCCAATGATTATCCAATCATACTCTCCGATATGGTTTTCACTTCAGCCACACGATTTAACCAACCTGCACCGAACGTACTAAATGCACTTAATGATTTGTA